AAACTATTGAGGCAAAAGAAATAACAGGGATTACTGCATTAACCGCCAAGTCTATAGATTATGATTGTATCTTTGGCTTAGATGGTTGTAGGACTACTTTCAGTACTGTATTCAGAAAAGAGCCACTTGTTAAAAGTATAACCTTCAACGTCAATGCAGTAGGGTTTGACGTAGCGAAACTCTTGAAGCCCGACTCTGTGCCTAGAATACCAAGACCAAGATTGATTGACAGTTCAGAGAGGCCGATTGAAAGGATACTAGACTGGGTATGGAACAAGAGCAAGAAGACTCTTAGTATTGCTCTTGATTTCAAAGGCTTAATATTTCCTGTAACTTTCAAGAATGTTACTATCACCCCAGACCCGATAGTTGGGGCTAGTGAAGATGATGGTTATGAAATAGAGTCTAGTGGAAATACAAGTATTACTTCAGGTGGTGTTGCCTGTTACTCAGGCAACACTTCTGCCCTTCGCTATTGGGGAGGAGTTAGATTTGTCTCGGCTGAGTTTCCAGTTGGTGGGACAACTATTACTACTCTTAAAATTGGGGTAGTGCCATATTCAACTAGTTACGATGATGCAAATGGTAATATCCACCTTGAAGAGTTAGCTGCACCAGCAACCTTTACCGCAGGAGCGGGTAATTACAATATAACGGGGCGGGACAGAACAGAGGCATCGGTTTCTTGGATTGCTGATGGTTTAGGAGCAAGCAGAGTATGGTCACCCGAATTAGCGGGTGTTGGTTCTCCAGCAGAGGAAATATGGATAACAGATAATCTAAATCCAACAGCAGTGGTTGTTATATTTAGACCAAATACAGATACCTATAAAACTTTATATCTAATTTCTTATGATGGCTCAACTACCAACTGTGCCACACTACATATTGAGTGGGAAGAAGCAGGTGGCGAGGCTTGGGAGAAAAACCTGTCAGACTCATTCGGTGTTGTAGATGCAATCAGGAAGACTTTCACGACTCCCAAAGCAGAAAGCTTAACGTTTACAGATGCAATAAGTAAGGAGCCGGGACTTATTCGAGCCGACTCAATCGCTATAGCAGATACTCCTCTTAAAACAGTAGAATTAGGGAAGGCTGACAGTTTCGGGATAACTGATTCATTCGCGAGGCTATCCGCTTTTGTTAGACCTTTACCGGATACGTTGGCTATATCTGATACCTTCGCTAAATTGTCGACCTTCGTTCGTTCTCTTTCTGATAACTTTACCTTAGCGGACAGCATAGCCATGATTAAGTTTAGGCTGTTAGTATTGGCAGATTCCTTTGGTATAACTGACGTTTTGGCAAAAACGGCAACTAAAATCAGGAGCGATTCAGTAGCCATTGCTGATTTTATATCCAAGACCATAGTGCTGAACAAGGTAGAGGGTTCGGTAGAAGAGAATTTTGATGGTCTCGTCGCTGGAGCTATTAATGGGCAAGACGGCTGGGTAGCAGTTACGCCCGGTGCGACTTCAGCAGAGGTGTCAATAGCTCAGTTCGTATCAGCTCCAAACAGTCTGAGGATGTATTCTCCTGACAATACTGCCTTCCCTCAGGCTTCAAAGATATTTCTAGAGACAAAGAATAAGAACATCATCGCTACTATGCAAGTCTATTTCGGCGGAGCTGCTTTGTCAAATTATATTCATCTTCGGTTAATGGAAGGCGGCGCAGTGAAACTCGACTTGTGGTACAAAACATGGTTGAATCAACTGTGGAATATAAAAGCTGGAGGCGCGACGGAACTTATCTGTTCTGTATCTCGGAATACCTTCCACACATTCCGCATTCGTGTGAAAGCAACTAATTACTACGAACTATGGATAGACGACGATAAGAAAGGGGCAGAATGGCAGATGGTAGGCAATATGGCTAACGGCATAGACAGCTTCCTTGCAAGTAGCGAAAATGCTGGGATGGCGAATGCCCAGGAGTATTTTATAGACGATATTATATTCAATAGTGCATTAGGTATTGTCGATTTCATCTCTAAGGCTATGGCAACAGTTAAGACCGATGCTTTTGCGCTGACCGATACCCTAAGCAAAACTCCAAAGCTGATTAAAGCCGATACCGTGGCGATTGCAGACTCGGCGAAGAAGATTATATCGCTTGCTAAAAGCGAGACTTTAATTATTACCGACGTTCTAAGCAAGGCGATTTCAATTGTTAAGGCAGATATTATGGCTATAACGGATACCTTTACTAAGTATTATGGCTGGGTAAAGAATTTGGCTGATATAATAACGATAACCGATTCCCTGATCGGTATTCATAGAGTGAAGCAATATCTAAGAGTTCAGGTTTCAAGAATGGGTATATTGAGAATGAGCGTATCTAAGCTGGATGCTACCCGGTTAGGCGTTTCTCGTATGCCTCTATTTAGATGGATAATAAGGAGGTTTACAGCATGACCACTTACGATTTAACCAATGATATAGGTAAAGTTCGGTTGATAATAGGAGACACCGACATTGCGGATGCGGTGTTTACGGATGCTGAAATACAGGTGTTCATCGATATGACCACCTCACTTCGGTTAGCCGCTGCTATGGCTGCTAGAGCCTGGGCAAGCAAATACTCAGCCAACGCGGACAGTGAAAAGATAGGAGATTACGCTTACACGCAGAAGATAATGGATAAACTGTTGGCTTTAGCTGATAAACTCGAAGCTAGCGATGCTGCTATCCCTTATCTAACATGGTCTGAAATGGACCTGGAGGCCGTTCCGGGTGGGATAGAAGCGGAGATGGGAGAATGAGCTTTTTAGACTTACTTATTGATACCTGTACTATCCAGAGAAATGATCTAGCTGGTACGACTAATAACTATGGGTACCCTGACCCTGACTGGAATGATGAGCATACCGATGCGGCTTGCCGTATCGTGACAGGAGGTGGCAAGGAGGTTAAAGTCGGGGCTGAGGTCGGGGTTGCTGATTATAAGCTCTTCTTGGCTGATATAGACGTTACAGAGCAGGATAGGGTTCAGATGGATGTTGACGGATTGACTGAGACATTCCAAATATTAATGGTAATGAGAAGGTCAAATGGAGTAGGCACCCATCATAGGGAATTACTTTTGAAGACGGTACGATGAAGATAACGACTGATTTTAAGTTAAACTTGAAAACTAAGGAGGCCATTGCCGAGGTGCATCAAGCGACTCGGAAAGGGTTGTTAGATGTTACGGTCGATATAACTAACGATACTGTGAAGGGGAGTCCTAAATTGACTGGTAACAATATGGCATCCATTGAATACGAAATGGGGCCGGGCAGAGAGGTAGCAACCAAAGACTTGCAATCTGCTATCTATTCTACTTCCGGCTACGGTGGTTATCTTGAGACTGGAACTGTTAATATGGCCGCTAGACCGTATTTCCGCCCTTCTTTGGACAGGCATATTAAGGAGTTGCCCAAGAACATTAAGGCGCATTTGAAATGAATGAAGAATTAAAGAATTTATTCCCTACTTATCACCCAGAGGATTACATATTATCTATTGCCCCTTGTTGTGGTTCATGCCTGAAAGGTAAGAATAAAATATATTTTATTCTGTGCTCTGCGGCTGGGGCTGAGGTAGAAATGTTCCCTTATGGCTATTGCCCTCAATACAAAAGAAATCCAGACATAAAAATGCCTGTAATTATGCATCAGATAATGAACAATAAATATGGAAATGGGCAGGGTTAAATGAACGAAGACACGAATTCTATAATCTATGCTTATTTGAATGCTCAGACGGTCTTGACCGATGTGGCTACCGGTGGGATATTCTGCCCGAGATTGCCGGAGAACACCGTTTTGCCAGCATTGAGTTTCAATACGAGAGGAGGTTTACCACCTAATCCCCACATCAAACCGATTGTGACCCCCAGTGTTCAATTTGACTGTTATGGCAGTACACCTATAGAAGCTAGAGAAGTTTATCGAGCACTATATGATGTGCTTGAGGGGATTCAAATGGTAGATGTTGTTGTTGACGGCAGTACTTATAAGATTCTTTCAGCGATGGAAGAAGGGCAAGGACAAGACAGACAAGATGAGGAAATACTAACATATTTTAAAGTCCTAACATTTTTTACTATTATGGTTAGAGCTGAAGCAACATAGGAGGTG